TCAACATCTTAACGTCAGGCAACGCAACCATCGCTGGGGAACGCCCCATTGTCTCACCAGTCGCCTTCAAAAATCGTGGGACAATGTACGGGAACTCTTGGAATCCGCTTTCAGAAAGCAGTCCCTTGGTTTGCATATCAACATAGAACGATGCAAACGGCATGTTCTTGTTGTCTCGCTTGTTAGGGTCACGGTTAATGCGCGGAACCACAGCGTGTAGGATTTCTATTTCTTCATCAGGCTTATTCTTAAATATCTTCTGAATGTAATCGGTAACATTATCAATACCAAACCGCTGGATAGCTTGCCGCGCCGGAATCTTGTAAGTTCTAAATACTGTATCAACGATACCAAACTGGTTCTCTTGAACATAGAACTCAGAGATGTGGCGTGTGCTGAACCGCAGATTGCCATCATCCATCTCAGCAAACATACAGCCTGTGCCGAACACAACCAGGTCCACATACATTTCATGGACTTCAGTTTCAAAGTTAGACTGGCTAAACGCCCTCATCATGCGCTGGCTACTCTCTTGCAGCCACTCACGCACATCATCATCACGCCCGACATTCTCATCCTTCATATCAAGCATGAACCAAGGCGTAGCACCGCTAGTCAGCATCCCGTGCAAACTAGCAGCAAGCAAGTCAACAGCCTGTAGTGCAGTACCATCAAAGATAAGTTCCATCCGCTTTTCGCCTCTGGAACGCTTACGGACAATATCCGCTTTGCGGGGCAGCATGTAATCAGCTAGTTCCTGATAATGCGTGTCCCAGTTATCTCTACGGCCTTTAAGGTATTCGTACCGCTTTACCAGACTCTTGATGAAATCTTGCATGTATTACCCCAGTAATGTAGGTGTGCCGCCAGGTGATGTTGCGCTAGTGTCTTGTAGCGCACCAGCAACAATAGTCGCACCCGCACCCTTTTTCTTTTTAGCCTTCATTGTGGCTTCTTCAGCCAAGGCTACAGCGCGTTCTGTATCTTCTTCACCCGCCCGTGCTGGTGGTGGAGGAGGTGGTGGTGCTGGTGGAACGTATACTTTTGGCTTCAGAAAAGACATTATGCGCTACCCCCTGTAGGTGCTTTTGCGCTAGGTGCTGCATAAGTAATACCGTATCCTTCCATTAATGTACCAGCACCGCCTAGCTTTTTCCCGTACCTGGTTCTTTTCTTTGTGCCTAACATTGTGTCATCAGGTACAACCTCTGGTGTAACTTCAGGCGTTACTTCTGGTGTCATATCTGGCATTTCGCCGTATAACATAGCGCGGCGTTCTTCATCAGTAGTGCCAGCAATAATATCGAAACTTTCTTTGCCAATCTTTTTAATTGGTTTTTCGATAGCCTTTTCGACAATATCTCCAACGCCTTTAGTAATTTTTCTTGCTGCTTTTTTTGCGCTTTTAAAAGGATTAAAACCACCCATTACTTACTCCAATCGTGAAAACCCAGCTTCTGAGTTTCAGTCCGAAGCCAGTACATACTTGTGTAACCTTTACTAGATAACACACTTTTTACTTTTCTGAAACCTATTGCTATGTTTCGCTTACCACCTCTGGCAATGAAATCAATCACCCAAGGAACCTTGCCCCCGCCATTATATCCATCAGCAGGGAACTCTAGACTGTCTGTATATTCCACAACATGTTCGTATTCAGGAAATGCCCAAGTAGCAAAGCACATAGGTACACCGTATCCATCACGCATTACTAGATACTGGTCAAGCATCATAGGTGGCCTGATACACTGTTCCACCTGTTCAACGCCCCACCAGCCGTGGTAATCACTCCAATCAAGCAAATACTTGATGGCTTCTACATCAATAGACTTACTCATAACGTAAACGGGTTATACTCCATCTGTGCCACAGTTTGTGGCGGCTTGGTAAAGTTAGCCCTGTTCTCTAGCCCAACCGCTAAATATCTAAATGCGTCAGCCGCGTGGCTGGTAAAGTCGTGTAGTGGATGGTCGCGGAATACCTTGCGGCGTTCATCAAACTCCTGCCTGTACTGCCGCAGATACTCCAGCCCCTCATGGCACTTGTCCTTATCAAAGTAGCATTTAGGTATCAGCATCCGTGCCGCGTTAATACCGTCAGCAACTTTCATCTTGGGTATCACGCGGAACTTAATGCCCAGCGTATAAGCAGTCTCTAGCCTAGACCTACCGCTACCCAGTTCCCGCACCTCAATGTCATGCGGGGCCAGGTGGTCGCCATAGGTATAATCTTTTTTGCTTAGAACGTCAGCGTAGTGGTCTAAGCCAACCCCGCTACTCTCATAATAATCAATCACGTTTACCGCACCGCCACGGAATATCTGGGCAAACCAAATAGCCGTTGAATCATTTATGCCCAAGTCCCAAGCTGTATGCACTGGGTACATCGGGTCGTAAGGTATGCGCGTAACCCTTCCATCTTCATCAGCAGCAGTTAAGAGTTTCGCATAATACGCACCAATAATTGCAGCCGTGAAGGAACATTCATATTCCTGTTCATACTGTTCTGGTGTCATCTGTGCCTGGGCAGCGGCAAGTTCCTCATCCTTTACCAGCTTACTCTCGCTGGCCTTAACAATCTTCCAGTACCATTGTTCAGAACCGTTCTCTACCTCTGACTTAGCTGTCTCTAGCAAATCATAAAAGTGATTATGCCCAGCGGGTGTACCCAAAAAGATGGCGGCCCCCTCTCTATCGGATAGGGCTGGTCTAACAACCTCCCCCCATACCCTTGGGTTCTGCATACCAAACTCATCGAAAGCACACATATCTAAATAAATGCCACGAAGGGAGTCAGGGTTTTCTGCCGACAGCAACATCAATCTGCCACCGTTGGGAAAGTCCACCCGTAATTCTGTCTCATTGAAAGAAACACCAGGTATCACTCCGGCATAATACTTCACATAATCCCAAGCAATACGTTTGGCTTGCGTAAAAGTAGGTGCCACGAAAGCAACTCTTGGACGGGGGAGTTCACAAGTCAGGGCTTTCTTGATTAATTCATTTACCGCCCAGACCGTTTTGCCAAAGCGTCTGTGCATCACAAGCACATTCCACCGCTTCAAGCTATTGTGCATCTCAGCCTGTAAGGGTCTAGGCTTGTAAGGTATCTTAACTGCTTGTGCCACTGTCACTCTCCCACAATATCCTCACAGTACCGTCACTCACCTCTACACCAGCACGGTTCTTGGCCTCGCCAAACTTCTCAGGTAACACCTTGCCTACCTTCCAGCGCACATGATGGGCATAGTCACGCAACACATGCGGGTTATAATCCTTAACTCCGTGTAGCGCATCGCTATACAACGTGTCCAGTTCTTCTAACGCCTTCTCTGCGCTGTACTGCTGTGCCTCTTTCACAGCCGCTGCAAACTCCTCATCGCGCTTGCAACGCTGGTAGAACGCAGTCCTAGATACGCCAGTGGCCTCGCATACATCAACAATGCTATGCCCGTCAGCTATGCTGGATAAGATAATGTCGGTTCGCTGCTTTGTTAGTTTGGTCATGTAGTTCTGCCTGTGTGTTGTAAAGGACTATTTAACATATATAGAACGCGGCGGTCGCTGTCGGGGGTGTCGCCTCTCAAAACATGCCCCCCCTATGCCTGGACTGTGGCAGATATGTCACACTGTTGCATTATTGCCACACTGTCCGTCTTGTGTTAGCCTTGCCGCCATGCAATGCAGCGCGGTGTGACTCGTGCGCTGTGTGTGTTATGAAATACAAATCCATAACCCCCAAAAAACAAATCTAAACAAATTCAACGCTTGCCTCACTTATATATATAAACCCAACTTTTTGCATGGTGTAAACTTTTTTTACATTTTTTTGCATTATGTGTCTTGACGTGCGCAGATAGTGCGCTTATGTAGGTCTCATCACTTGTTTTTATTGGAGGGTTAAACAATGACTATCACAGTATCTTATTCAATCGACATTATGGATACGAATCCAACTAAAATGACATTCGACAACGTAGACGAAGCGCACGACTGGATTCACGACGAAGTGGCGCGCCGCGTGCAGCATGTGGTCGACCATTCGCCTTATACACTGTCGGAGAATGACATTCACGACATTGAGGCCAACGAGTACACACTGGTATCTATTACCGATGGTGTCGTTATTGAATTTATGTGCATATAACAATCAAACCTTGGAGGGCTAAACAATGTTCAACAATATCCTGCTTATGATTATCGGCCTTGTAATGATGCTGGCATCTGTAATGGACGCTATCACAGGCTTTCAGTCAGGCTTATTCTTCCCGCTCGGCTTTGCCATTCTCGGCCTTGTCATATTCTTTGCACCATTAATCGAGTCAACACTGGAGGGCTAAACAATGTCATATCAAACAAAATATAATATGTTGCCGCTTTTCTTTGTTAGCTATCGCGGAACCAGCAACGGCGCGTATATCCGGGCAGCTAGTCATTACGACGCGAAGCGCAACTATGCGCGGGGCGAAGGCTTGCACAGTGTAACTTATCTGCAATCGAAGAGGGTTAGCAGTTACTAACAATGGCTGGCACGGGCAACCGTGCCGCCTCATAGCTTGCTGTTACGGCGGCAATCTATGCGGCGACTAGCCGACAACGCAACAAACCTTGGAGGGTTACACAATGGAAAAGATAGACACACAAGAACAACTGTTTCAGCAATGCAAACACATTGCAGAACAAATTGACTCAGGCGAATACGAAACGCACGACTCAGAGGAACCATGCAACGCTTATGACTATCTGTCGGACGCGCTTGACATTGAATATACAGTTAGCAGCCAAGGCGAATACCTAGGCGCAAGAGTGTTGGTTGCATTTGGCGGCCCGAATATCTGGATTAACACACGCACCAAAACCATTGAAGGCTATTGGTGGTTTGATAAAGCAGAGGCTTATTATTATGATGATACGCTTGGCCTCGATGAGGCCTTGGCTGAATTATGGTCTTGCAAATAGGGAGGGCAAACAATGAACCGCAACAAAATAAAGCAAATCATATTTGCAGAAAAGCAAGCGCAGTTTTATTGCGTGGAAAATTCAAGACAGTGGAAAACATGGCTTGCTGATGCCTACACCATACGCAGACAAATAGGCGAGTACAGGCCATGGCATCAACTAATATCAATCTATGAACTACGCGGCGAGGTGTGACCATGAACAGAGGCGCAATAGAACTTATCAACGGCACGATATTTCTGCTGGTTATGGGTGTTGTCATATATGGCCTAATGGGTGCCGAGGCATGGCTCTGGCAAGCCATCAAGTGGGCAATAGATACCTTCGCCTAGTAAACCTACCATAGACGGGTCAAAGCCTGTCTATGGCCTTTAAATCGCCATTAAACGCACAGAGAGGAAAAACCAATGGCACAAGTAAACAAAGAGGGCATCTATCACATTCAAGATTGGATTGATACGCACCAAGAATACAACCCAAGAGTGTTTGACCTATGGGCAAGCGGTATCGCATCAGAGATAAACCGTTGTGCAAGCCTAGAGGATGACTTGCAGAGAAACGGCGAGTTTATCTATGAAGTTGGGCTGCGTGATGCACAAGGTCATGTAATGACAATAGCATTAGAGAAGCAGCATTTTGAAAATGTCTAAAATAGCTAAAATGTTTAACACAAGAGAGGAAGCATAAAATGTACCTAGTATTCGCAACAGTAGCCTATCGCAGAGATGCGGTAGGCCAATCAACCGAGGTTCAGTCCTGGGATTGCTTCGACTCAGCAGAGAAAGCGCGGCAGCACATGCGGCACCTAATCCATCAACACGACATGGATTTACTTGATGTAGGTGTTGCCACTATCACCGACAGCATCAGAGAAGAATTGCTGAAAAAGCAACCGATGGGGCTAGAAGATTGATGATGACACCAACAGAGTTTAGAGAAAGGCGGCAGTTTCTTGGCTATACGCAACAGGGAATTGCTGAAAGGTTGGGGCTGTCTCGCAGAAGTATTCAAGCCTATGAATCCGGCGAAACAACTATCAGCAGAGTCATAGAGATGGCTATTGAAGCTATCGAACTAGAAGAAAAATAGGAGAGAAACGGGTGCTAAGCATAGCAAGTTATATAAAACTTGCTAGGCTTAGCAAGTTTAACATCCAGATTTTTTATATCAAATATCAGGTTTTATGTAGCAAGTTTAGCATAGCAAGTTTTATAAAACTCCGCTAATGCGGATTATACAAAGCAGAAAAAACCTGTCAACCACAAATTTATAACGCATTGAAAAGGAGGGTTTCACATGCAGATAATCACAAGACAAGAAGCAAAAGAGAAAGGGTTGTCGCGCTACTTTACAGGCAAGCCATGTGGTAAAGGGCATGTCGCAGAACGCAGGGTTGCGAATCATAATTGCGCTGTATGCAGTAACGAACAATCAAAAAAATACCAAAAGATTAGTAGAGAAAGCACCGACCTGACAGCCACTGGCAACCCAAAGCATGAACAGCCAGCCAGAGAAGCGGCGAGGAAAGCGGCTATAGAGAAAGGCGAGAAAACCTACTTTCATGGCATACCATGCAAGCGAGGGCATGTTGCGCCGCGCCAGACTAGCAATGGGTGCTGTATGGAATGTCTGAGGCTAAAGAACGCAGACCCAAAGATAATTGCGTATAAGAAAAAGCACAAGCGCGATAACAGACAGAGATATACAGAACTAAACAAAGCCTATAAAAAGAAATGGAATAAAGAAAACCCGTATTACTTTACGGAATACTTTATCAAGCGCACCAAAAAGCTGGCACAGGCTACGCCTCAATGGGTAGATATAGCTGAGATACACCGCATACATAAATACAGAGAAAAGATATCAAGAAAAACTGGTGTTGAATACCACGTTGACCATTACTACCCACTACAAGGCAAGAATATATGCGGCCTAAACGTGCCGTGGAATCTGCAAGTAATTACCGCAGAGGAAAACAAGGCTAAACACAACAAAATGCCAGAGGAATTTTACGGAGCTAATCACACAATGAGTCAGCCGCCAGCATTAGCCAAGTATCGAACGAGATAATCGCGGTGCTTTGCTTGCTGACATAGCTGGGGCTAATGCTAGAGAGAAACACCACACAGCACATAGGCTGCCTGTCATACTTATAAATGAGAACGGGTTGCGTACCAGCAGACAGAGAGGCAGTAACAACCTGTTCCCACCATTCCCTGCGATAGAAAACAGAACCGTTGCTGTTGTATCTCTTGCACTCGATTGTCCACCCAGGTAGCCCGATTAAATCGCCGTGGTCACTTGACCTGTATTGTTCTAAATCGCGTTTCACTTCGATGTCATACCCTGTGTAATCCTGAAACCATTGGTTAATCTTTGTAGCACAGGTGCGTTCGAACGAGGCACCTTTTACCCTAGAATTTGTCATAGCCACTCTACCTTTGTGTCTGTTGCCTTGCCATCCCATACGAACCACGCATACGCAGTCGTGCCGCTACCGCTAGGCTTCTCATCACCGCGCCAGATAGTCAGGCGTTGAGAGAAAACCCAAACCCTAGCTGGCCTATGCGAATCGAACAGAGAAACGCGGCGTTGCTTTCCCTCAAGAAATGACAGACGCAACAACCAGCAATGCTTTCTGGCTTGTAAGTTAATAGCTTTCTGTATGAACGCTTCAGCATGTTTGTATGGTGGGTTGGTGACAATGTTGGGTGCAAGCAGACGCGACTCCATCAAAAAATCAACACCAGATTTACCATAGCCATAATCATTTAAGTCTGTGCTAGTCACAGAATAGTAATGCGAGAAAGGTTCGGAGATAGCACCATCACCGCAAGCTGGTTCCCATATGCCACCTTCAAAACTTTCAACATCCATCAACGCTTCAACAGCCACTAACGGCGTTGGATAGAAATCATCTTTCTGTCTGTCCCTCACTTGCCGACTCCATATTACATATCCCTCTGCACCGTGCCGCCCTACACATAGACGAGAAACCCAGCCATCCGGCACAGGTTCATCCTTGTGTGCATAGCGATACACCCACCTAGTGATAGCTGTCACCACCCTCTAAATGCACTTCAATAAATATCTCAGCCTCATCAGACTCGACTTCACCGAACCCACCGCATAACTCACACTCGACAGTTACGTCTTGCAGATAGCCACCGCGCATGTGGTCAACAACGGCAACCTCAACTTGGTACTCACCTTGACCGCCGCAGTCAGGGCAAGTAACCCAGTCATCGTCATTGTCCGTGGTATTGCTTGAAGAAGTCATCAGCTTTCACCTTTCCATCTGTTGCAAGGAATATCCTACGCATAGTTTCGGGCTGCGGGAACCGTTTATTCCGCACGATGAGAGAAATAGCAGAAACAGATAAACCAGCTTTACTAGCAAACCGCCTCATGCTAAGTCTTTGTTCTCTAATGTAATCTTTTAAATACATAACTGCATGATAATACAGTGTTGACAGATTGTCTACAGGGTGGTAACACAATCTAGAGAGACGGTAGCAACTCCTTTGATGGTTCTTTTGGGATAAGCATATCACAGCTACTGTCTCTCACTTTTGGAGGGTCAAATGGAATACACTATACCGGACTACCGCAAGGAGTTTGGCTGTTACCACAACAGCGCAAGCGGCGGCACACAATCAACATATGAAAATATTTTTAAGCTGTATCTGCGCAAAGAATACAAGATGCAGTTTCCTATGTCTGCCCGTCCCCGTGCGGGACAGGTAGTACAGGAAGGCTGTGACCATTACTTTGGGTTGCACGATTACTCGCCCGTGAGAGGCCAGCAGCAGGGCTTGTCACATGATGAGTCTATCAGGCATGCCATGACAGAGTACATGAACTACACGCCAATAAAATGGGATGGCGGCAAAGACGCTGATGTATATGAAGCATGTAAGGATGTCATACCAGAGATGATACGCCACGCCATTGATGGCTTGGAAGAATACTTTGGTAAGAATGTGGAACTGGTAGGCGAATACCAACGCACATTCAAAGATGACCGCCTAGACATACCTACCATTATGTTCTTGGACTATGCGGATGACACTAGACAGATTGATTTGAAATGCAGTCTGCCACTAGCTAATCCGCCAAAGAAAGATGGCACCCGCACTTGGCGCGTACCCAAGCCAAAGACAGAACCGACTATGCAACAGGTGATGCAACAGGCTGTCTATTGGAAAGGCACAGGACTGACACCAGCTTTACTGTTTGTTACGGCAGAGGGCTACAACCTAGCAACGCCTGATAACTGTGACATGCTGAAGCCATCAGTCTTAGAGGAAATGTATGAGTCAATCGTGCAGCGTTGGCTGGTCTTACAGAACCTAATGAAAGCAGCTAATGGCAACTGGAGAACACTGTTTGGCATGGTTACACCTGACTATGCAGAGATAGCCCAGCGTCACGGCCCCGAAATATTGGAGATTGCTAAACAAACTTGGAGGGCAGAATGAACGTACCAACTTTTGAGGAAATAAGAGAGGCATTGAGGGTGCCAAGAATATACGAACTTGATGTGCCAGTGATAAGTAGGTTCGAGGCTAGACAGAAAGGCTTTGTGCGCTACTTTACAGGCACCAGGTGCAAGAACGGTCACATCAGCGAGAGGCTTACAACAAGCGGTTCCTGTATTGCTTGTGACAGGCTTAGATATGAACTGAGGAGGGTAAGTGATGACTGAGATAGAACAAGAACACGCACAGGCGATTGACCTGACACAAGAACGCATCAAGCGTTTAGAGAAAGACATGGCACACGCAACCAAGCAGATAGACGAACTGCACACTATGCTTGCTGCTTTTATGAAAGCGATTACGGAATATCAAGAGGAGGCTAACGACAATGACTAACATTCAAGAGGCAATGGCTCTGGTCAATGAACTATACAAAGGCCACGCCATCAAACAAAAGGGCGGCAAGATGTACCTACAGGTGGTGCATCGGGTCGAGGCTTTCCGGCGCACACTAGGTGCAGAGTTTGGCATTGATACACAAATAATTGTGGATGATGGGCATCGTGTGGTGGTCAAAGCGGTTGTTACAAACAAGGATGGCATCACCGTTGGGTCTGGTATGGCTGAAGAAATCAGAGGCCAAGGCCATGTCAATACAACTTCAGCCTTGGAAAATGCCGAGACATCTGCTATAGGCAGGGCATTGGCTAGTCTCGGCTTATCCGGTGGCGAGTACGCATCTGCTAATGAGATGGACGCAGTGCCACGCAAGGCAGAGAATATCAAACAGAATCAGGCGGCGGCTGTTGAGCAAGACCCTCCAAGTCAAGTGTCTCCGGCCCCGCCTGAACCAATCACAGATGATGAAACAGAAGCCCAGAACGAAAGGTATGACAAAGCCTTTTACATGGACATGTCGTCTAGATTGACACAGGCACGACACATTTCTAAAGTTCATGGACTATTTGAGGAGATGAAACCAAAGATACAGGAAATCAAGAAGCGCAATCCAGAACGCGCCAAGCACATACTGGAATTGTTTATGAAGCATGAGGACAGGCTTTCAAATGGACAATAGCCTTAAAACATTCCAACACAAAAACTGGCAAGGTTCCATGTTTCCATACGACAAGGAAGGTAATGAAAACAGGCCTGATTTTCGTGGGATTATTATGATAAACAATGAAAAGTATATTATTTCAGCTTGGAACAACGTCACCATAACATCAGAGATACCTTACATGTCTCTGAATTTATCGAAGTATAGGCCAAGTAAAAGCGAAGGAGACAGTTAATGGCTTTGAATAAACTCACAACTATCCGTGTATTCCCTAACGACCCAGACAAGAAAGCCACACACGGCAACAGCAACTGGAAACCCTACAAGGGCAAGGAACCTGTTGACTTGGTGTTGTCTAAGGAAACACGGCATAGCATCTCTGTGTTCCAGAATGATGACGGGTCTATGGACATCGTTATCAATGAACGAACATTGGACAGAGACTACCAGGCAGCCGATAGCATCTCAGCTAACGTGCAGCAAGGCGGCATGAAAAGAATAGCTGAAGCTGTCGAGAAGCCAAAGATGATGCTGGATGATGACTCCATCCCATTCTAAATCACTTGTGTTGGTAGCAGTCTATCCCAATGGGCTGCTACTAACCATCAATGGCGAGTCATACTTCAAGCAGATGACATGTGAACAGATGCTGAATATGGCACAGGAACTAATACATCGTAGTGTGCATGAGATAAGGCATGGCAAAGAGGAAAGCTAACACAAACAGAATAATCTGTAGCTTTTGCGAAGCCTTACACTACGTCAAAGAAGGTGGCTGGGTAGTAGCTGGTAACGGCAAGGTGTATTGCCACTCGCTACAGTCAAGCTGCCTGATAAATAAATATAAGCAGGAGGGTAAAAATGGGAGACGTACTTCAATTTCGGAGATGTGGGGACAGGATTAGCGGCAGAACAATTCAGAAGCTGACCAGCCCTGCACACTGGAAAAGCTATTGCCGCGAACTAGATGCACTGCATATTGTTGAGATAGTCACAAAGCTGACAGGCTGTGGTATAGGCGAACTACGAAAAGAAAGCAGAAGCACAAAGAAAATCACTGAAGCTAGACAACTGTTTGTCTTACTAGCTAGACAACACACAACATACAGCTACCCAAAGATAGGTGTAGTTCTAAACCGAGACCACTCAACAATCATGTATCTTGAAAAGAAAGATAAGTCTAATGCAATGGAAGGCTTATTGAAAGCTGGTCATGCGCTTGCTGATAACATAAAAGAACGGGTGTTTGGGCCGCCTGTATTCTAGCTACCACTTGACCTTATTAGCCCAGTAAGCGGCTGACATTTTACCTTTGGAAATATTTTTGGCATGACGCGCTTTGAAAGATTTGCGTCGTGCCTTTTGCTTTGCAGTCTTAGGAGACTTGCCAGCACCAGATACGCCCTGCTGACCAAAGCGTATAATCTTTTCCTTACCACCAGAACAAGCCTTAACTACATGCGATTTAGTCTTGTGGCTTGGGGTGCGGCGCGGCTTATTACACTTTAGTGTCTTCTTTGATATGGGCTTTCTAGCCATCTTTCTTTAGCCCGTGGGTATACCCATCTTTTCTATTATATGTAAGCGACTCGCCTCGACCATGTTCAACGTAGCTACAATGTATCCAGCCAGAATTACCGCCAGTGTAGCACTCAAGAATAAGCTGGTCATAGTCTAAGTTGTCCTCAATCCATCTAGCTAGGTCATAGTTATCTATGCCTGGTACTTCAAAGTCTGCCGCCTGTCCCTTGGCGTGTTGACTGTCTAAGCTACTGCCAATAGCAACGCACAACTCTGGGCTGCGGTATCCTGATGACACCATAAACGGCCCAAACTCATCACGAATCGGCTGTAATATCTTTTCACATAATGCCTCCATATCCTCAATATGAATCTGGCTAGGCACATTCGGTATGCCCTTACGTTCAGCAGTCTGGCTTTTGACCATCTCCTCTAACGTAAAGTTCGGCGACAGATAATGCGTCATCTCTTTTTCTTCTTTGCTGTCTTTGCCGACTGCTTGAACGCCTTTGCTGTTGGTGCGCCTTTGCTTCCAGGCTTGCGCATTTTTTCTCCAGAACCAGCTTTGATGCGTTTCCGCTTGGCATGTATGTTCGCATATAGACCTTTCCCTGGCATTACTTTCTCCTAAACTTATCAACACCCTTTAGCCCTAGTCCGGCAAGAATAGTAACATATAAAATGTTTTGATACCAATCCGGCAGTTCGTTCAGACGTGCAAAGCCTGACTTGACCAGTTCCTCCATGCCAGGGACAAAGCTAAGTATGCAGGGAATAAGTACAACAATCGTTATAATCTCATCCTTGAAGCTGGACTTGGTTGACTCAGCCATGATGAGTTCCCACTTGGAATCATGCTGGGCAGCAGTCTTCATCACCTCTGCCTTGGCTTTCTGCTTCTCAACCTTGCCTTCTAAGAATGTCTGGGCAAGGCTGCCGACTACACCTAGTAACTGTATCATTTACCTTTCGCCTCTCTGCCTAAATACAGGCCATATATGCCTGTCATTACGCCCATAATTACGGACACGAAACTGGCCTGGGCAGTTGTCGGATTTTCCAAATGCATAAACCACTCAGCACAACGCCATGACATCACAACGCTGGCTATCATAGTCAGCTTGGCTGTGACGTTTACCTTGATATATCTTTCAAACCAGTCAGCCATTTCTGTTTGCCCTTACCGTTGCCAACGCTTTATTAAACGAGTGCAGTTCCGCTTTAGGGTCATCAAAAAGCTGGGGCGACAGGCTCTTAGTCTTTTGTTGCACCTGTTGAACTGGCAAGAACAACGCTTTACGGTGGTCATAGCCCACACAGCATAATATGTCATAGTCTTTCTCATCCGGTAAAGTTTTAGTCTTGCATCCACTCCCAAGTTGAAAATGGTAACGCTCACTTCTGCGACCATCATTCGCATATTTCTTTGAAGTCTTAACTTGTATCCTGATATATTCATCATCTTTCCACGCCACCAAATCAACTTTATCCTGCTGTGCCAAAGACACCCGCCAGCCCAATGACAACACGACTGCGGCTGCTATGTATTCGCCAATGAGTCCTGTCGTGGTACTCAATACATTACTTGACCACCATCCATAAAATGAATAGCAGTGCTGCCCCCGTTAGCAAACCTAGTATCACTATAGCTATACCTTCAACTAACTTCTGCCTCATCTCTTGTTGCTTGTAAATCATCTCTTGTCTTTGACGACGTATCTTAGCCTCAAGCTGTAGTAAATCAGCCCACGCTTGTGGCCCGTAAGACATATTCAGAAATGTCTTCAGTTCCTGTCTCTGCGCCTCCAGTTTCTTCTTAGCTGCGTATGCCTGTAGTGCCTCCTCCTCAATGGAACCAGCGGCAAACAGCTTCTTAAATAATGGTGGGTTCTTTGATTGCTTGTTAGCATTGTCAATGTCTGACGCAGCTTTCATCCAGCGTGATACATCACCTATGCAAGACTCTATGTCCCGCCCTGCTGCACACATTTGTTTGATTGTGTTGAAAGCCGCAGTTGCACCAGATACGGCTGCTGCTATTGTGATGGGTTCCATAGGGTCAACATACCTGATTTGAGTATTTTACACCTGTAAGACTTAGGCATGATAGCCCCCTCGTGAATACTAGCTATGTCGTTTCCCATCTCATGCGCACGTTGTACGCATTGTTCCCTGTCTTTATAAGGGCCTCTTGTGTCGTGATACTCCCAACATTCTTGTGGCGCAATCGTGCTACAGGCTAGGACAATAACCTTAAACATCGTTTCCAAGTAGCTTTTGAACGGTCTTGGTTTCCCATATCCGTATCAAAACCCACACACCAGTAACCAAAGCCACCGCATCAGGTGCCATCTCTAACCACGCAGCTACTGTGCCTGTGCCAGCCGCAACATCAACGATGACTTTG